CCCCCTCTCGCCGCGCGCGCGCACGTGTCATCGGGCGTTTCTCCAGGTCACCTTTGCTCGATATTTGAGCATTGGTCTTGGGCTTCCTGGACGGCTTTGCCGGGCGAGGTCCGCCAGCAGCGCCATTTTCCTTCTTGGCGGTGCTCTTCTTGTTGTCCTCCACAGTCATTTTGATTGTAGACGCTGCGAGATGTATCTCCCCCTCACAGGCGATGGTTACCTTCGGGGGAACAGTGTCAGTCTGCATTGTCGGGAGTCCATCCACATCTCCGACATACGAGTCGAGTTTAGCCATGTGTTCCATGACTTCACCAGCCGTGACTCCGAGTTCTTCGGCCACGTACTCGACTGCGGCTTCGTGCAATCCCTCGTCCTGGGGCCACGGAGCTGAGACGTACTCGCTCCGCTGTACCCACCAGGGAATGTCCGCTGTCTTTTCAAACGAAGCATCAGTGAAGCTACGCTTGAGACAGCGCTGGTATGCACGGCACCAATTGCTGACGAATGGGCTCTTTCCGTCCGTGACCAAATAGGCCGATGTCCGGATGAATCCCATCTCCTCGATGTCCGAGGAACTGTCCATCGTCATGTGCAGCTTGCCAAGTGTGCGTCTTGGTGACTGTATTGATCCCGGGGAGGACCAAGGATCAAGAAACACTCGCGACAAGATCGCAATTGGCTGCCCGCGGTGCGCCTCTCGCTCCAACTTGATTGTCATTCCCAGTTGGTCTGAGACCTTCTGGAGAAAGCTCATGGGCACCGTGGCTGGCCGAATTGAATCATCGCCTGCCTTCAAACCGATTCCATCCCACGCGGTCAGAGGATCCTGTCCAGCACATCTGTTCACGCAATAATCAACAAACGCGTTGATCATGGTATTGCCGTCAGTAGTCAATGGTGAGCCAGACGCACGGGAATACCCGACACTGTACTCGACAGTGCCATTCTTCGCCGGTGCGTTGTACTCGTTGGTGATCAATGACTTGAGGGTATTGCGGTCTTCCTTGTTAACCCAGCGGAGGTACGCTGCCTGCTCGACATGAACCCTAGGAAAGTACGTCAGACCTCCATCGAATTTCTCGGCGTCAGTCTCGTACAAACTAGGGTACTTCGCTGCCAGATCTTGGAAACGCGAAGCAATCTCTGCGGGGGTACAGCAGGGCAGGTACCAGAAAACGGGCTTTAGCACGTCCTCCTTGAAGGCGTAGGTGTAACACGAAAGTGCCAGTATGTGCGGCGTAGGCAGAGTGGAGATGTTCCTAGGGGCGTTCCCACAGGGGTACGCCTCTCGCTTCATGAACGCCAAAATCTGGTAGTGCGCGGTTCCGATGTCGAACTCGTGCTTGTCTGACCTGGCTCTCTGCAAAGCCTTGTCCTGGAGTTCGACGACCTCAGATTGGTAGAGCGGGATTCCCTTGCCAACTGCACTATCAGGAATCAAGAAGCGAACAAACTCTGCCGCGTATCGGTAGAAGCATGGTCGAATGTGGAGTTTTGCCTGGGCCTTGGCCTGTGGACCTTCGACGCGCATACGAATGCACGCTCTGTCGTTGTTGGGTGACACGGCTGGCACGACAGACTCGTACGCTATTGGGCACGGAGCGTAGCGACGAGCGTATTCCTTGTAGGAAGTCCACGGGTCATCATCGGGTAGCACCACCTCGTAATGCATAGAACGCGATCCCACCTTGCTGACGAGTAACCCGCCATGATGAACAACGGGTGACGCCTTGAAGTCGATGGTGGTTCCAGTCAATCGCGCGTGCAGCATCACCGCTTGGTCCTTTGACA